CTAGCTTCACGCTTCCTCCTGCGTCTCTGTGCGGCGATCTGACGCCTTCTCAAGGCGGTCCCTCATGACCACACCACGAAGTTCTCCCCAGGGCACAGCGTCGCTCCCAGGGCCGCGCAGGGGCCTCCAGGACGGGTGCGAGTAGCTGGGGTGCATGTACCCGAGGACCGTGTACCCGGCGTCGAACAGGTCGGCCGCCTGGTCCGGGTCCGGCTCCACCACCAGCTCCACGTTGTAGCCGTACGAGAAGCGCAGGGTGTCTACCAGGTTGTCGTGCGGGGATGACCCCTCGTCTACCAGCATGTCGTACTCAATGCCCTGCTCCTTCAGCCAGTCGGCCGCATTATTGCCGACCAGCACGACGTTAAACACGCTAGCCAACGCACTAAACATCATAATGCCGGGCTTGATTGGGTCGTTTCCCACGATCTTGCGCAGGACACCATTGATCATGATGACACAGGTCGGCTGGCTCATGGCCGGTTCCAATACGACTGCATCGCCCGGCGGATAGCCTCGTCGGCCGGGACGATGGGCTGACCGTACAACCTGGTCTCCTCTTCCTTGTGCGCCTCGCTGCCTACCTGCGTCAGCTCGTGCAGCTTCTGGATAGCACCCGTCTCCTTGGCCCTCTGCCATCTCATGTTGGCGTAGTCACCGTAGCCCTTGCCCTGCGCGGAAAAGGCTGCCCGCCTGCCAGTATGGATATCGTCAAAGAGAGCGGTCGCCTGGCCGACCACCAGGTGCAGCCTGGCCCCGGCGTCGTGGTAACCGGGAGTGCCCGGCTGGCTGCCGTTAAATTGGTCTAGTAGCTTATTGTAACGGTCGGAGAGAGCGGTAGCTGTCCGTGCATCATTGTCGGCCGCATCAAACCAGGACTGAGGATACTGGGAACGAGGGTCGGCTGGCACCTCTGGTGGGCGCACGGTCCACTCGTCGTCCGTAACGGAGTAGGCGGCGTAAGGGTGAATAGACTCGATACTAGTCCCAGTGCCAGGATTAAAGAAGTAAGTCGCTGTGTAAGTTGAGCCGCCAAACTTGATATTCTCTTCACCGGGCCAGACATCCTTCTTCAGTGCCTCATTGATACCGGCGGACAATGCCGACTCGGGCAGCCCCTTGTACTGCGGATTGTTACTGGCCAGCCTGGTCATGTCCACGCCGAACAGGACGTCAAGGTCACCGTTGCCGTACTGGTTGGTGATGCCACTGCCTGCTAGCCAGATGTGCAGCCAGTACTGGGTGCCCTTGAAGCCCTGCTTTGTGAACCAGTCAGTCAAGGTGCCGATAATGTGCGACCGCACCGCTGGCTTCAGGTGGTCCCCATCGAAAAGAGCCGGGTCCAGTGTGTCACTCGGGGATGAGAAGTATGGCATATGACTAGTTTACCGGTGAGGGAAACCATTTTGTTTGGCCAGCGCCGCGCGCTCCTCAGGCGTGAGCTGGCGCTGCTGCTGCTGCTGACCCATCTGCATCAGGTTGCCAAGCACCTGCTGGGTGGTGAGCATCGCGACCTCGGTGTTGTCGGTGTCGGAGATGACGTTGGCGCACATCCCTTTCACCTCATCGCGCGTCGGCGGGCGCACCACCTTCAGCGGGAGGTCCGTGTCGTGGTGCATCACGGTCGTGCCATCCGGCAGCCGGAACACGAGGAAGGCGGTGTCCACGGCGATAGGCTCCTGCTCCTTGCCACTGTCCGGCTGTGCTGCCTTGGCGGGCTCCCCATCGGGACCTAACAGATTAGGCATCGACTTTCACTCCTTCTTTGGGTGCGAATTGACGTTCGGCGTCCTGGAATGCGGCGCGGGTCATCGGGCCCAGCTCACCATTGGTGTACAGATTGTAGTTGGCATCGACGGCCCAGGCACGCACCAGGGCCTTGCCATCGGCCATCGCGCGGTCGTACTCACTGGCCGCCACCAGCTCCATGTCCTTGACCCGCTCGCGCGCTGCATCACGCTCGTTGACCATCTTGACGGACAGTACCCATAGCAGCACGACAGCGATGAACAGAAGCACCGCCACTATGCCTAGTCCGATTAACACGTGTCCTCCTAGTAGTTGTTAGGGAGATTGTATTTGTATCGCTCGCTGTATGCCTTGGTCTGCCGGATGGACTTGTACGGGCAGTAGTCACACAGATAGGTGGTGGTGGGTGCCCGGGAGAGACCCAGGTCCTTCCTCTCGGCCTTGGTGTCCGGCACCAGTGCCTTGGACTCACTGTGGTAGTCCGAGCAGTCCGTGGTCCTGTTGTGAGCCTGCCAGCACTTGAAGGCATCGTCCTCGAAGGTGGCCTTCACGTCGTACAGTGTCTGGCCGAGACCCTCACCGCCACCGGGCCAGCCGGTAATGGTGGGGATGTCTGCGAGGAGGTTGGCACGGTACTGGGGGTCATCCCACAGCGTCTTGTCAATGCCAGCGAGGGTAGCAGGTGCGTGCGGCCTGCCGTCCGTGAACTGATGCTCAGCCACGCGGAACTCTAATGGCTCCTTGCACGCACGGTGATTGCAATTCGTATCAGTACCGCACCAGGGTAGTTCCTGCACGCTGTTGCAGTGCCCGCAGATTAACAGCCTGATGAATTCCTTCTCAGCCACGACTCATGCTCCGATTCATAGCTACATTTTACAGGGTCTTGGTCACATCTTCAACCTCGGGAACCACTGTCTCAATCTCAGCGAGCAGCTTGGGGTCATGCTTGGTCATGTAGGCGACGAACCACCCGACGACAAAGGGAACGATGCCAACGATCAGCACCTGCTCCTCGGCAGTGAGCTGCTTATGGAAGACGAAGTGAACCAGGAGATAGGACACGACGAGGATGACACCGCCGGACAGGGAGCCGTAGGCGACCTTGCGCACTGGCTTCAGGTTAGGGTTCACTAGCCCACGTTCCCGCCGAGAGAGCCCCAGGCCCAGACCCCACCACCAGGCTGGCGGACGACTACGCACGGGACACCGGACGTATTGACATAGGAAATACACACCTTCCCCTGCGGGTCGATGACCATAGCCACGCCGCTCTGCACATTCGTATTCGGGACAGCCTGCCACTTGTTCTTGGTGTCCGGTCCCTGGTAGTAGAGGACACCATCGGAACCGCGCACTGCATAGTAGATTGCGCCGTTCCAGTACGCGATACCGGGAGTCATGTCGTCTCCATTACTAGAGGGTGCCGGGGCACCGCCAAAGAAGTCATCTTCCAGCAGGGAAGTGTCGTAGTAATTGTTGCTGGCATACTGGGTGCCGTCCGCAGTCTGCGAGGTATAGCACGTTGACGGGCTGCATATGTGCGCGACACCAGTGTAGTGCGCAGTCCACAGCTTGTAACTCGACCGGAGAATGCCGCCCGAGGCCAGCGCGCTAACAAGAGCGTCGGCATTGCTCACGCTCGTGTAGTACATAGCGTAGCGGACACTGGCGGCCTGGGAGTTGGTAGCGTCCCCGGGCTCGACGTCTAAGCAGGTGCCCGCGCCCCCCGCGAAGACACTGATGCCAAGGACGTGTGCATTGGGGAAGCGTGCCTGTATCTCAGCGACGTTGGCGTAATTACCATTGGTGTACCCGGCGTAGTAGCTGGCACCGGACGGAAGGTCGGGCACCGTCACAGCATCGTACATCGTCAGCATATTAGTACCCCAGGTCCTCTGGGTCCTTGGTCGGCACGGTGTAAGGAGTCGTGACCTCCATGCCATTGCTGCCGGGGATTGCCTTAGTGGGGGCCTCAGTGATGCCGTACCCCTTCACACTGAGCTGCTTGCGGGCATCCCAGAAGCCCTCTTCGACCAGGCCGCCACGATTCTGGACAACCTTCTTATAGGTGCCGTCAGTTGCGCCCTCATCCAGTTCACGAATCACTGACCGGGTAACAGGTAACGCCATTATCTTTTCCCTTCGTCCTTAACCATTATACTGCTTATCGTACTCATCACGACTCAACCCGGAGTCTTCCACCTTATGCTTGTTATGCACCCAGGAAACTGCCTGCGCCTGGTGCGGCATCATACCCATCTCATCCGCAGCAATCTGATGGCCCTCTTCGATCTTCCCGTACCTGGCCTTGCCACCAAGACCACGGTTAACGCCCCAGCCTAACGTGCGCCCGACACCAATGTCATGTGACCGTCCGTCAATAGTGGCTCGCCGGGAATGCTTCGGGTCACGGATGTTCTGGTAATACGCACCGGTCTTGACTTCCATCGGCAGCACCTGCTCGGCTGTCTTCTCTCCACCAAGCAACTCGTGCGCCTGCCCAATAGAAGCGACAGAGGACACGTGCTTCAGCATTGTCCCCGCAACATGCGGCTGCGCGCGAGCGGTGTCCGCCGCTGTATTGGCGACAGCACTAGCGTGCTCGTGCGCGGCAGTAACCTCCGCCATCACCGCAGGCGAACCCAAGCCCTTCTTATCAGCGTTCTTCGCAGCGGCGACTGCTCCCTGTGTCTTCGACACAACAGCAGAGGTAGCATTAGCCTGGTTTACATGGCGCATGTCACTGCTATTAATGTCCCAGGCTGCGTGCGAAGCAGGCACACTCTTCTCGTAGGTCATACCAGCGTGACTAGGTGACACCACGGCCAGCGCTCCCGCGCCACGGTCGGCTGCCTGTTGGCGCTCGCCCTTCGACATATTGTGGAACGCATCCAGCTCTGCCCCGCGCAGCCTCTGCCGTCCTGGCCGCTGCACGCCCTCCTTGTAACCTTGCGCGCCCTCAATAGGCTTGCCCGGATCGATGTGTGAGCCAATACGCACGGCATCACGATGGCTGCGGTCATACCACTGACCACCAGAGCGACGCTCACTAGGATTAGCCTCCTGCACCTCGGACTTCACTCGGTTAGCAACAGCCCTGGCACTCGTTGCCTTCGGATCAATCGGCTTAAAGCCCGACGAGTTGGACGGATTCTCCTGTGTCCTAGCCACCTAAACGCTCCTGACTGTTGCGTACACTACTCTGTACGTTACCACCACTGTTCACGTCCCACACTGTCTTACCTATCCCATCGGTATCTGCACCATTCTGCCAGGCAACATCAACAGTGGGCTGCTCGTGGGTGTTGTCAAACATGCTGACCGGGCGCACAGAGCCAGGCTTAACTGACAACTGCCTACGAATGGCAGCCTCCGGGGTGTTGGGGTCGGCGCACGTTAAGGCCGCCGCCATCAGCTTCTCCTCGGTGCTGCCCTCGGCGAAGGCTTTCATAAACTCAGCACGGTCGGTGTCATTGTTCCACGAGTGAGTTGAGTCCATCGCGCTGTCGGGGACGCGCCACCCCTGGGCTACCACATCTCCTCCTGCTTTACCTTCGGCGCGAACGGATACGCGCCCGGGTCGTAGCCCTGCTCGTCTTCCATCTCTGACCGGTAGGATTCCTTGGCGTCGGCGAACTGCACCTCATTCATGACACGCAATGGCTTCTTCGACTGGAATGCCTCGGCCGAGTCGCTGTATCCCGCGCGGGTGTCAGCGTCCTCGGCGTCAATCTGCACCGGGCCAGTTGGCTGCACCCTGTAGACATGGGGACGCGCCGAAGTACTGCCATTGTTCACCTTGTTCTCCTGCGCAACCTTTGCGGCCGAGTAAGCGTGATGAAGCTCTGTGGCGGCAAAGACGTGCTCGTGGTTCTCGTCCATGGTCTTGCCGTGCGCCGCCGCGCCACCAGTACTTTGCCCTGGGTAGTTGCCAGGCCTGCCGGGTGTGATCAGTGACCCAGGCTTCAACCGGGCGGACGTGCCGTGATACAGCTCCTCGGGTACCATCCCAGTGGCCCGGCCCTTCAGTAGCCGTTCGTCCTTCAGCTCTGGCTGAATATGCTTCGACTTAGCGTACTGCGACTGCTCCTCGGGCACCAGATGCTGCCGCTTGTCCTGATTCTGGGCGGGCGCTACCTTACGGAACAGCACACCCTGCTGGCCGGGCCCCTTAGGGTCCGGGCGCTCATCGTATGCACTGAAGACCTTGGCTACCATGCTGTGCCCATCATGACGTGCTGCTAGTTGACGAGCCACCGTGCCGCGTGGTCTGTGTCTGCGTACCGGCCCCGCCCACTGTCACCGGGGGCGGAAGAACCGTGAACCCAACTGAAGTGCCGGCCGAAGCGCCGCCAGCAGTAGGAGCTGCTGTGGATGACTGAGCCGCGCTCGATGGTGCCGTGGTGGACACTGGCGTGGCGGCCATTGATTTACCGGGCAGCATCTTGGTGTTAGCGGGTGCCGACGTGCTAGTAGCATGTTCCACCGACGTGTTACCACCGTGCAACGCCGCCGCCGACGTACCACCGAAGGCGGCGCCAGTTAACGCAGTGACTACCGCAGCACGCTTGACAAACTTACCGAACTGCGGGTGGCTGAGAGATCCTTGACTCATGATTACCAGCTCGTATCTGGGAGGTAAGGGGCCATGACGCGGGCCACTGCGGGGTCGATACGCTCTCGGTTAGTAGCTGACTCAGGATTAACACCGTAGCGACGGTAGACCTTAGCCATCTCGGCATTGGGTGTCTCCTCGGGTGCGCGGCCATGCATATACCGTTCCACCGGGTCCATCATGGACGTGAAGCGCTGGGTCAGGATGACGTTGCCACTGCTCTGTGCCGTCATCATCTGGTTGGTGATACCACTGTCGGGGTTGAAGTCATTGCTCCAGTAGTATGCAGTCATCGGCTGCTTGGTATCCCTGTGGATGCCACGCTGATAGGCGCGTTCACCCAGCCTGTTCCGCAGCAGTGCCTCTGCGGGGTTCCCCTTGCCCTCCTGCTTGGACTGATAGGTCCCGAGGTAGCCCGCAGGCCAATCAGCTTCGCCCAGCCTGTTGGCACCACGGCGTGCCCTATCTAAGGCACTCTGGCCGGACGGGGCAGCGGCAGGGTCGCCGCCACTCCCCACCGTGGTTATGTTCGTAGCATTCCACGGCTGGCCTACGATGCCCCAGTTTGACATTTAGAAGGAACCTGCCCCCGCCTGCGGGTTCGGCGGCTGGCTGCCTAATGCGTTAGCGTATTGCTGGGAGTATGCGCCGCCACCGGGGGTCACGGTCACCGGGTTGACTGCCATCTGCGCACCGTCATTGAAGTGAGCTGTCCTCGACTCGCCCACGTTCTGCTGCTGGCCGCTGCCCATGCCGCCGGCAACGCGCGCCCTGTATACGGGGCCGTCCGTGTAGGCAGACATCAGCTACCGTCCTTGCCGCCGTGGCCCTGCTTGAAGTTGTGCACCCGGTTGGCCTTGCCCTTGCGCTTCAGGCGCTCCTTCTTGCTGGCCTCTACGTCGTGGTGCTTCCGGTCCAGCTCGGACTTCTTGACGTCGCTCACTTCAGCGCCGGCCCTTCCGACCTCTTGCTCCACATATCGGAGACACCCGCGCGGGAGGGCACAATCTTCGTATTGCGACCGGTGTCCGCATGGTTGGCGGCATTGGGGAAGAAGAGCGTGGTCTGCGGAGAGCACAGCGGGCCATGCACCTCGGCGTTGACCTCGGTCTGCTTACGGGGGGCTCCGGTCGGGCCATCGATGCTGATGCCACCGGGGACGCCGCCCTTGGCCTGAAGCTGCGTGTAGGGGGACCGGTTCCCCGACATGTTGACAACGGAATTGGGGATGCCCGCCGACCCCATAGGCTCGAACGAGGTGGTAGTCATGTCGCTCATTGTAAAGCTCCTTCTAACTCAACCCAAGCCCATGTCTCGTGGACTAGGACTCTTCGAATTGTAGGTACAGAGACACCGAACTCCCGCGCCCACGCCGAAGCCGAACCACGCACCACAGGGCGGGACTTAATTTCGCGCACGATAGCCTCAGTAAGCTTAGAGGCATGATGCTTGTCACCATAAGGGTGGTCATACCTATTATGACAGGACCGACAGAGACTAACGTAACTCAGCGGGTCGTACGGGTCGTTGTCATGAATCTGGGCCCAGTCATACTTGGTTGCGGTGCAATCACGCACCCCTAGCTCGCGGTTGTAACAACTAGATGCCCTGCCCCTCACCTGAAGCACACGATGATGCGCTGCATCATAGCCAGCGCCGTCACCCTTCCAGCTAGGGTGGTCCTCACCTTGAGGTAGGTGGGACGCTACGCATGAGTGCGAACAGTTACGCTGCTGCGCATACATCCACGTAGGCTTGCCGCAGCTTTCGCAGGGTCGCTCAGTGTACTTTGTATAGCTTTTGTCACGACGAACCAGCGGGTCCTTGGTTGGGTAGAGCTTGTCTGCATCCATGACCTCAGGCTACCACACTAGGAAGAGAGACCGGAGTTAACCTGTTGCGTTGTCCAAGCCCACGCATTGGCCGGGGTCTTCCCGAGCGGACCATTGCCCTTGGCGTCAGAAAATACCTCCTGGCCATGCGGCTCGATGTACACACTGGCAGGAGTGGGCGCAGACTGCACCGTCCAGCCAGGCACCTGAAGGGGGTAGTCAGTACTGTCCGTGTTAACAAACACTGGCGTTGCGCTCATTGGTTGTTCTGCCATTTCATGTTGTTGTAGTTATCAGTAGCGATACCATTCTGCGGCTTCAGCATGCCGCCCATGGTCGCCTCGGTCTGGCCTGCACTCATCCCGTTGCCACTGCCGGTCAACTTGACATGAGCTGGGCCACCTGAATTCATTGACGCCTGCCGTGCCAGGAACGACGTCGGGACAGCCGGGGTCAGCGTACCCGCACCATTAATTCCCTGGTTCATGGCCTCGTTACGATTCTGCGGCTGGAAGCTACCGCCACCTGGCTCCGCTGGCATAGTCATGACACCACCTCTATTCCATTGTAACCTAGTCGGCCACGACTACTCGCAATGTCATCCCAGTTACAACACCATCCGGCATCTTGATATCGCAGAAGCCGGGCACTAGCTGGAGGTCTATCCCACGTGGTGCACAGTACCCTCGCGCGACGGCGCAGCCTTTCACCGCCTGGCCAATGGCACCCGCACCAATGGCGCGCATCAGCACTGTCTTATTGTCGTAGACACCATGGCTGATAGCCGACGCTAACTCAGGCACGGGCGTACGGCTGCCCACCCTCAGGATCAGTTCCTCGGCCGCCATATTGTGCTCCCGTTATTGTATCCAGGATAGCACGAGCGGGAGGCGACATCAGATATTCATACCCGCGCAGAAAGAACTCAGGGTCATCGTGAGCAGCCCGGCCGAGCACGTTTCTATTGCAGTTAACGCAAAGGAGACCCCTAACGCATTTACGACAGGCGTACTTAGCATCGTGACCTTCGGTGCAATGATGATCGTGGTCAACAGCTAACCTCTTCTTCTTCCCCTGTGCTCGCTGGCACAGTGCACACCTGCCACCCTGTGCCTTATAGATAGCCCAGTAGTCGGCACCGCTGATGCCCTTGGTCTCGGCAACACGCCTGTCGTGTGCAGCTAGTGCCCGCTGCTTACGTAACCCCCTGTCGCACGAGGTACAGTACTTCAAATGGGTGCGGCTCTTCGACTTCTTCCTGCCGCAGTTCTGACATACTTTGCCGGTCCACGCGCTCAAGGTGCATCCTTAGAACAGGGTGAGCTGACCATCTATCTGCAGGTTCTTCAGCCGGTTGATCTCACGGTGAATGTAGAAGCATGCCTTCTCTAGGTCCTCCACCTCCTTCGCTGGGTCCTTTACACCAGCGCGCCACACGTATTTGATGGCGTTGCCACGGTTGTTGTTGAACCACTCTGTTACGTCCAGGCACTCGATGCCATTGGGCAGGCTCGTGTAATGATGCGGATGATGGACGGAATCGCTCACAATGGCACGTGTTCCTTCCGGTGGCAGTTCGCGCAAAGCACTTCGCATAACGCTATCTCCTGTAGTATCCGGTCCCAACTCCACGTCCCCCGGTACAGTCGCGCTACCGTAGAGGTCTTGGTTGCCGGGTCCAGATGGTGGAAGTCCAGGCACCTCGGATCGTCTTCCCCACAACGAGCGCAACCCAGCTCGGTCTTCATTGCGTTTAGCTTTTCCTTCTTCTCGGCTCGGTACTTCCTGTGCCGGTCGTTGTAGTACCCCGGCGGTCGTACGTAGGGCATCTTCTTTCTCCTGATGGTTAACCGGGTCCGAGTGGCCCTTTCCTGCGGGCACCCACTCGACCGCCCCAGCCTGGGCGGAAGCCTCTGCGTGATCACTCATGCTCATACACCTTACACTTCGCGCAGCCGGTGTCTTCATCCTGGCCGTCGAACGGGCAGGCTGGCACGGGTGCCGCTCCATCAAGGGCATCCACTATCGACTGGGCCTTGTCTAACAGTGGCTCGTAGATACTGGGGGTGAGCTTGACCGTGAACTCCTTAGTCTGTTGATTACTCTTAAACTCGTAGAGCAGCACCGCCGTGCTAAAGTCCAGCCCCATTGACCGAGCCATGTACAGGTAGATATTAGTCTGCCTGATGTGGCTGACGAACGGGCGGCGCAGGTCCTTCCAGATACTGTCGTAGTCGTAGACACCGATGTCCTTGTAGTAGTGCTGAGCCATCAGCTTGGGCGCGTCACGACGCACTGTGCCGGGCCCGATGGTCTTTATCTCAACCAGATACCCGGGATAGCCCATCGCCCCGTCCTCGCGCCCACGGAGCCGCAGGGGGGTATCCTCCAGGGCTACCTCCTTGTACTCCCAGAGGTGGCCATAGCACTGGGTATAGTCATGCTCCTGATCGTACATCAGCGGTTCAAGTTCGTTGCCGGTTTGCTTGCCGCAACAGATGCAACGCCACACCCCCCAGAGCTTGCCGGTCTGCCGCATCCGGCGCTGCCACTTCTGCTCTACCGAGTGGCCCTCATCGAAGATAGATTCCAGCGTGAAGCTGAAGTCCTCATCGATGACCACGCCCGTTGATATCCGGTAGTAGGTAGCGCGGGGGCACCAGTCAGACCTAGCCATCTCCGACGGGTAGATGTGGTCGGTTGAATGTGAATGGTCATTGAACTCAGCGAGCGCTACCTTCTTTAGCTCCGGTAAGAGGACACCGCCCTCCTTCTTGATCTTGGCACGGTCACGCATTCTACCCACGGGCTTCACGCCCGCACCCGGTGCAGTAGTAGAGGTCTTCGAGGTCGAAGTAGGCAACTTCCTCTTCACAGTCATCGCAGAACCTCAGATTCCCTTCCCAGTGCCAGTCTAATTCACTCATCATCGTCATCTTCCTCTCCGTCCAGCTCGGCCCGAAGAATAGCCGGGTCGTACCACTGTGCGGGCTCACCAGGTGGGAACCAGGTCCACTCAGGGCGCGGTACTCGCCCCCCTCTGAGCGGCCATTGCTTTCGTATCGCCTTCCGGTCCAGCTCACTTGTGCCACCCCACACACCCTCCTTGCAGTTATTAACGAGCGCGAACAGCAGGCACTGCTCACGGATAGGGCAGACACCATGCTCGTTGCAGAACTCCATCGCTGTCGGCTCGTCCTCGAACCAAGGGTCGTCACCATTGATAGCCATGCCCTTGCACTTTGCGCGGGCCCACCCGTCTGGTGCCTCCACCCTCAATTTTAAGACCACTAGATGCACCCGCCCGGCCGGTCGCAGCAATTGGCGACGGCCTCACGCATATCTCCTATCGTGACGCGGAGGTGCTCAATTTCATCGCGAGCTAGAGCCAGCTCTGCCTGGTCAACGAGGTAGTCATCCTCTGTAAGCACGACGTACCGCTGCCGCCTGGTGTACTGGTTACTAGGCGTCTCCATGAACTCAACGGCAAATACCATCCGGCGGCCAGCCTGCGTAGCATGTATCCATGCCTTGATAAGGTCCTTTACCTTCAGGCTGTAGCTTGCCTTCTCGGTGTACTTGCATTCGATGCTACTGGTCGGAGTAGTCACGTCGTTCTTCCTCACCCATCCTGCGCCGGACTGGCTGTTGACCCTGCCACCATACCGCTCGGCCGTGTCCCGCTCCTGCTTCTGACTCCTCTTCCCTTTGCTGTGCTTACCGACAACAGGTTCACTGCGCCTAACTCTGTCCATCAGCCGCTGCCTTCCTCCTCTTGGGTGCGGGGGCGGCACGGGCCAGGTCGTCCAGCCTGCGCGGGTCTGAACTGATTTCAAGCACCTCGGCCGCTAGCTGCTCCTGGAGTCCCTTGTCCTCGCGGATGGCTGCCTCTGTCTCGGCCCTGGACTGCCACTTCTGCCCGGCGTAATGATGCCATGAGCCACTGAGCTGGATGACACCGAAGAGGACACCCTGGGAGACGTACTCCTTGCCCAGGTCATAGTCGCCACGATGGAAGCCGGTGGTGATGGCATTCCTGAAGTAGAAGTCCACCTCTGCCTTCTGCCTTGGCGCCGCGCTCTTATTCTTGATGGTCTCGATGACCACCGCCTGCCCCACCTTGACCGGCTTGGGCAGACCGAAGCGCTTCTCCTCTATCCACTCAGCCCGCGCCAGCTTGGCCCGGACATAGAATGCGTAGTCCTTACCATAGCCACCAGGACTTGTCTCTGGCTTGCCGAACCGCTGGAAGGTGCCTATCTTATCCCGCCATTGGTTGACCACGATGCCAAGCATCGGCCGCTCGGTACCATCGGGACTGCGGCGCGTTGCCTTGCCTGCCTTCCTCCAGAACTTATTGAATAGCTTGGCACCGGCTGCGACGGTCGCCTCATTCATGGCGTTCTCGTCCTCCTGGTCCGGCAGCATTGCGGGATACGAATCGAGCACCAGGCAGTCGTACAACTTTGACTCGGCCGCATCCAATAGGAAGTCTAAGCCCATCTCCATTTCCTGGGTGGGTGTGACCACCACCCGGTCATTGTCCACGCCTAGCGCGGCGGCCTGGTCGGTGTCATAGATCTCGCTGGCCAGCCAGAAGGTGGTGAAGTCCTTGTCAATGGCCTGGTTGGCAGCGATGGTCTTGAAGACCAGAGCGCTCTTGCCACTGCTCTCGTGGCCGATGATCTCTGCCCACTGGTTGCCGGGCCAGCCACCACCGAGCGCCACGTCTAACGACAGGCTGCCTGTGGTGTACCGCTTGGGCACCACGATGTCGGACGCTAAGACAACGGTGTTGGGGCCCAGCTTCTTATTGCGTTCATTCACCCACGCTTGTACTTCAGGACTTAGCGCCACTTATTCTCCAGCTCCTCCATCTTATTGAGCACATCTACGCCGTCAATGCTCTCAGGCTTATCCTTGAGCCATTCCCTCAGCTCTTCCCACGGCTCATCCATAGGATGTATCTTACCATTACACGTTGGGGGTGGCAAGACCAAAGTTCTTCATGCCATGAGCCTGCCGGGTGCTCTGTGCTGGTGCATTGCTGCGGGGTGACATCGCATTGCCCACCTGTCCGTCGGACATTCGCCTATCGCTGGAGTAGCCGCACAACCAGCAGTGCCCGTGGCCCTGCACGATCAGGTAGTCAGCGCCGTCGCAGTTGGGGCACAAGTCGGTCGGCTGATCCTTCACCCACTGCGGCACGTGGTTGTCGTTGTACCCCTGCTCGTAGAACTGCTGTAGCTGCTGCTGCTGTGGGCTCGCCGGGGCGGGCGGGGGGACCGCCAGGTTATGCTGCACCTGGTTGTACTGCGCGGGTGTTGAGGGTACCGTTGGGCGCGGTGTAATGCCTCGCGCCTTCTCCCAGAAGTTTGTCATTAGTGGCACTCCTTGTGCGGGCAGACGCCATGGTTGCTACGCCTACCGCAGTTGCAGTTATAGCATAGCACCTGAAAGCGGTCAGCATCCTCAAAGTTAGTCCTCACTAAGATTCTGAAAATCTTATCCGGGCTCACGTTTCGGCCTTCTCCATTAGGTCCAGCCAACTGACGCCTATGCTCCGCGCCATCATTATTCACATGGTCCAGCGTGAGGAATATGAACTCAGTCTCACCACAGCACGCACACTTACTCCCATAGTATTCGAATACCTGCTGCTTGACAGCCAGCCTATGGACCATGCCATAGTTTCTTTGCCGTTCCTGCTGGTCTGGGCGGTTTTGCACGTACTCACGCGCGTACTTGTTGTAGCAGTCCCGGCAGTACGTGCGTATCTTTACCTTCCCCTTTCGCCTGACTTCGTAGTCGGCTATCGGCTTTGGTAAATGACATCTCGAACAGTCCTTTGTCTCCATACTTATAGCTTACATTATGTGGACACCGAAACATAAAGTCAGTGACATTCACTCCATCGTTGTCCTATATTACAGTCTACGCTGAGGGGGACTTTGATTAGCTTCTGAATGTGCGGGCCGGTCATGGACTCCACCATGATAGCCCTGACCTGCTCGGCACGATCAGTGGGAGTCACCACAGTCTGCTCGTCGTGAACGCACATGCTCACGTATGCGTCCGGCACGAGCTGCCCCAACTGGTAGTCGGTATCAATCAAAGCCAGCTTCATCAGGTCAGCCGCGCCACCCTGAATCAGGAAGTTGAAGGTCTCCCTCTCGGCAGCCGCCGCCCACTTGTACTCACTCGACAGGAGGTCCCACATCCTGCGCTTCCTACCGAGGATAGACCGGACATGCGGTGGCCTGCGGCTCCGTGCCTTCTTGAATACTGCCTTCTTGAAGGCATAGATCTCAGGGAATTCCTTCTCATGCTTACTGAGGATGCGCTTGGCCTCGCGCTCACCGCAGTCAATCATCTCCGCGACCAGCCTCCACTGCCCGCCGTTGACGATGGTGAAGTTCATTGTCTTACCGAAATACTGACGCTCGTCCTTGGTCACGCTATCGGTGGGCTTGCCCAGGATACCGGCAGCGGTCACGATGTGCGGGTCAATGCCTGCCCAGAAACCATCGAACAGCTTGCCGTGCCCGATGAGGTGGGCGAGAATGACCAGCTCGATTTGCCCATAGTCACCGACCACCAGGCTGTACCCGTCAGGTGCGATGAATCCCCCGCGAATGGTCTCACCCCGGGGTGTGTCGGCGCGGTAAATGTTCTGCGGGTTAGGGGCCCGGCCAGAGAAGCGACCTGTCACCGTGCCATGTGGCTGGTACTCGGGGTAGATGTAGCCATCGTATATCTGCGGCGGGTGCTTCTTGTCACCCTCAATGCCCAGCCACGCGTTGACAAAGCCGGTGAGCATCCTATTGGTGTCCGCGTAGTTCAGCATCGTGCGGGCCACCGTGTTCTTCGGGTAGCTCTTCAGTGTCTCCGCATCGGTTGACCAGCTATCAATGGTCGCCTCGTGCCCCTCGTCCACCCACTTCTTGCCGCCGGGGGTCAGCCGCCACGGGCGCAGGCCCTGGCCGCCCTCCTTCTTAGGCAGGTAGAGGACATTGCACCGCTGCCGTGGGCTGTTGATGTTGAACTGCTGACCGGCCGCCTTGTAGATGTCGCCCTCTATGCCAATCAGGTCTGTCTTCAGCTCACCGCGCAGGTTCTCCAACCTGGGTACGTCCATACGGCTCCCAGCCAGCCGCATACCGACTAAGCAGGAGATCAGGTCCTCCTCTACCCGGTTCACCCGCTGGAGGTCCTCCTCGTCAATGAGGGGCCGCGCGTACTGGTAGAGAAGCCAGGTGTACAGCGAATCCATGTAGGAGTAGTGCGCCACCGTATCGAACGGATGCGACTCGACACACTTGCCCACGTTCTCCGTGTCGTACTTCACCCCGAAGATACGCTCTGTCCACGTCTTCAGGCCATTGCCACGGCGCGCGGTGTTCTCATCCAGGAGCCGCATGATTGACTTGGTGTCAGCGTACGGGCCGGGCGGCACCTCGCCCCAGTACTTGGCGACACTGCCTAAGTCGAAGGTGATCTCATGCCCTACCTTGCGAATGCCCTCGTTGAAGAACAGCGGGCGCAGGATATCAAAGGCCCTGCCTATCTCCATCTGGATTGGCGGGGGCTCGTACACCGGCACCCGGAACATCTTGACAGTGCCGTTCTTATCGGTGCGTGGTTCCTTGCCCTGACCAATGACCTTGGTACCTATCGGATGGCCGAGGGGTATAACTGCGGTCATACCGTGGGTGGCCATAGACAGCCAGGTCACCCTGTTTAACGCAGGGACGCCACGGGTGTTAGGGTACTCGTCATTGTCCACGCTCTCCACGTCAAACGCGAAGGCATCATGCTGCTGGAAGTGCCCGACCACCTTGCGCAGGTGATCGGGCTCCAGCACGACCGAGCTACTGACCACGGCCAGTGTCATTCAATGCTTCATCGAAGGTAATCAGCGGACTATCCTCATCGTAGGACAGCCTTTGTGATCCTTCCTCTACCACAGTCCTGCGGACCTTGATCTTCCCTTCTACGAAGTCTTTTCCTTTCTGGTTAATCCGCAGGTGATTCCTATCTAGACGCTCAGCGAAATCCCAGAGAAGTACCTTGAATGTATTCTCCCCACGCTGGCCGCCGTCTACAGGATTAGCGACCTGAGTGTTGTTGTGAACCGATCCTCCTGGATTCTGTTGATCTAACTTGTACAGTCGCTCCAGTTCCTCGGCCATCCTATTCCTGAAGTGCCTCCGGTACGTCATTCGCTTTCTCCTTCGATCATTTGCTGATGCGCTTTCTCTAGCGCCTGCTCGTAGTCCTCAGCCTCCACGTATATCTCGTGGCGCTGCTTGTTCTGGTCCAGCCATACGAACGGGCCGAACCTATCTGTTGGCTGCATCGGGGTAGCCACTAGTCCTCCAGGTCCTCCGCTATGTCGCGCAGCTCCTTGCGGGTGCTCAGCTTTAAGACGGCCTCGGAGGTGAACACATGCTCACGCAGCTCGTCCAGCTCCTCGTCGGTCAGCGGGTCTACGCCGTCGTCCTCCAGGTCACGCGCCCGGATAGGGTCGATGTGGTAGGCATTGATCTTGTTCTTGCCCTTCTTCTTGCTGACCTCGAAGTACAGGTCGGTCCTGTCGATGGGAGAGTTACGCTCACTGTCCGCGTAGTCCTCGATGATGTCGATGATGCTGGGGGTGGCCCGCCACCACTTGTTGGCGGCGTTGCCCTTGTCATCGATGACGGCGAGGTTGAACAGCGCACGCTCGGCGGGCTTGTCCCCGATGTCATCGCAGAGCGGGCAGTCCTCCTCTAGGCACCAGTGGCTGGCCCGGTTGCCGCTGCCGATGAGTGCCTTGATGAAGTGCTCCATCAGGTTGTCGAAGGGCTCGGGCTGGAGGAAGTGGATCAGGTAGGTAGTGTCCTCGTCCACGCGGAACTCGTCCCCGGTGTACCGCTTCTTCTTGTTCTCCTTCGCCCCGGCCCAGCCACGGTTGGCTGCGCGCCCCCCACGCGGCTCTGTGCTGGCCGCTGAGCGCCTCTTAGCGGGGCGGCGGGTGGTCGTAGGGGTCTCCTCTTCCTCGTCCTTAGCGGGCCGCCTAGAGCGTCGCGTGGTGGTCGTCTCCTCCTGCTCGTCCGGGTAGTCGCCGTCGTCCGCTACGCCCTCGGCGTCGGGGTCGATTGGTGCGGTGCGGTGCCTGGTTAACTGTCGGGCCATGACTTACTTCTTCCAGTAGGCTAGGTGTGTCTCTTGGTCTTCGGGTACGGCTGCCTCTGCGGCGGCCAGGTCTGCGGCCAGCGCGTCGTCAAGTGTGCGGTCTGCCTGGTCTAATGCGGTTTCGATCCTGACGCCATCCGGGATGTCTAGCTCTACGGCGGCCGACACGATGATGTGCTCGTAGTTGCCGACGTTCACCCGGTGCTCCCGGCTCCGCTTGATAATCACTGGTCCTCCTTGAACAGTTCATAGGCACGTTCGGTGAAGTTGGTGTGACGAACGGCCTTCCACGTCTCGTCTAGGATTCCTTCCTCGGCCGCGATCCTGCGCAGGCCTGCTATCTGCTCGCGGGTGTACAGGCGGACCTGGCCGCCGAGTACCCGGGCGTGCGCGGGGTCGGCCACGTCCGGCTGCGGAATGACACCCTTTGACTCCCACTTCCTGATGGTCACCGGACTGCGGTTCAAGGCACGGGCCAGACTGCCGATGGAGTAGAAGTCAGTGGCGACACCGCGATAGTTCAGTGTCTTATACGGCTCACCGAGCAAGGCGTCTAGGTAAGTGGCCCCGGCGGGCGGTGCATCGTAGTCCACCAGCGGCTGCTTGCTGCCTGGGTAGGTCATTCCGGCATCTCCAAGGGCCACAGTGAGTAGTTGGGCTCACCCTCCACCAGCAACGCGTCAAGCTGGTCGTCCGTGATGAGGCCCATCTGGTTGGCGACATAGAAGGCGTCCTGGTGAATCTCGAATACATACTCACCATACTCCTCCTCTTTCCAGCCCAGCTTCTTGGCCAATTCGATAGCCGCCATCCAGTCGAAGGTGATGGGCTGCTGCTTACGCAGCTCCATGCCGTAGTACTTCTCGCCCTCCACCTCAATGGGCTCCGACAGGCGGTACTCGATGTTGCCGGTGATCTCGTTGCCGTTTTCATCGGCACGAACGATGCCATGGTCCCGTACGTACTCGCGCAGGTCATCACCCACCACCTTCTTCTTGGCCTTCGCCGCCTTCTCGTCCGCACGGCGGAACAGGTAGGTGTGCATCCACTGGATGACCGGCGCCGGGCGCCTTCTCTTAGCTGGCATGGTCCCCTCCGAGGTCCTCGCCCAGTATAGTCTTCTCTAAATAGTGCGTCAAGCTCTCGACTGAGTTGTCTATGCGCCCCATCCTATCGGCGCCTCGGCCATCCACTATGGCGGCATTAACCTTGCGCTTGTGCTCCTGCTGGTCAAGCATGCGCTCCTCGATGGTGCCACTTACGTACATCGTATGGATGTAGACCTGCTTAAACTCGTTGGACAGCCGGACGTGCCTGCCGTTTATCTGGTCGGCGGTGCCCGCGCTCCATGGGTTGTCGAAGTTGATGAGGTGCCGGGCCATGTTCATGTCGCACCCGTAGGCACCGGCCCATGAGCTGAGGAACAGGTTGGGCCCCAACGGGTTAGCGAAGTTGACCACCGCCTCGGCCTTCTGTATCGCATTCATCTGCCCGTGGTACAGCACTGCCTCGTGGCCCTGAAGGATGGCCTGTAGATAGGGCAGGCCGGTGCGGTACTTCGTGTAGACGAGGCACTTATTACCGTAGCCGATGATAGCGTCTACCTTCTCCTTCAGCAGCTCAGCCTTCGGGGTATCAAACACATCGTCAAGCAGGCCCTGCTGCCACACCTCGTAGGCGTACTTCGACCCCTTCCCGTTCTTCTCATACCGCATGGCCGACTCGATTACCAGGTCCGGGTGGTTGAGCAGCATCTCCATGCACATATGAATGGACATCAGCCTGCCATCAGGTGAGTTGGCACCCTCGCCGTGGTAGTGCGCGAACAGGTTGAAGTCACCGGACAGATGGGACGCCTTCAGACCGTGGTAAAGGTCAAGGCCCATCTGCATGTACGCCTCGCGCAGCGGGCCCTCCAGTGGCACCGCCCACTCGTCCTGCTCCACGCTGGGCAGGTAGGGGCGCACGTCCTCGTCGTCCCTGGACTTACGGGAGACGGCCACCTTCAGCCGGTCGTGCAGTACGGGAAGGTTCTTATAGCCCTTGACGATATCGGTACCACGGCGGCGCCGGATGTAGCTCTGGTCAAACAGGTCCCACCTACCGAGAACGGATGAGTCTACCCACTGCATGATAGAGTAGATCTCCTCGGGCTTGCCATTCTCCATCGGCGTACCAGTCAGACCGAGCCGGTACCTCGCCTTGAGTAAACGCTTAGTGTCCTTCGTGCGCTTCGCCTTAAAAGTCTTGATGGCAGTGACCTCATCCAGCACCACCATTTCCTTACTAATAGCCCGCACATAACGAGAATCACTAGTAACATTCGGGTACCCAATCACTACGTAGTCGGTGTCCTTGGTGATGGACTGGTACTGCGCCTTGCGCTGCGCTGCCGTGCCGTCAATGACTCGCTGGTCTGCGCCGTCCGTGAACTGCGCCAGCCGCTCGGCCCACTGGTACTTAAGGGATGGCGGGCAGACGATGAGGCACAGGCTGATGTCACCACAGCCAAGCAGCTCCTCGGCACAGGCGATGGCGATGGGGGTCTTACCCAGGCCCATGTCGAATGACACCAGCAGACTGCCCCTGCTGAGGAACGCGTCCACTGGTGCATTCTGGAATGGCTTAAGTTCACCAGTTAGCAACGGTGGTACTCCACGACCAGCTCGTACCCCTGGACCGCCTCTATCAACTGGTCGTACTTATCCAGGGCAGCCTCCGTGCCGCCAGCCGTCCAGGGAGTCAGCCAGATGACGTGCTCTCCCTTGTCCACGGGGTACAGGCCGGTAGCGCTGCCGACCCACTGGTAGTCACTCTGCTTGCGGTCGGTCAAGTTTAGCCAGGTGCAGAACTGCGTGTAGTTGGCCGCTATCACTAACGTCTTGTCACTCATCAGACCATCACCAGTAAGTGCTTCCGTTGCCTCTCCCGCTGACACTGGCGGCACATGCGCCTACCATCGGGTGCAACGTACGTGTTCGCCTCATCGTACAGGTGCTTCTTAGGGCAGCGTTCCTTGCTGGACATATTGTGTGTGCCATGCCTAACTGAGTCGCGTTGGTTGTCGCCGCGTGTCCCGTACTCAAGGTTTGTAGCGACATTATTTGTTTCGTCCCCATCTTTGTGCCGGACCTCCTGACCCGGCGGGCATGGTCCGAGGAACGCATCAGCCACGAGCTTATGCACATTCCAGGTACGCGCTTTGCCATTTGCTGATAGCGTGACCTGAATTCGCCCATTCTTATTCAGCTTCAGCCGTCGTAGGTCTTTGAGATAGTAGCTGTACACGCGCCCAAGTGAGGACACACTGTACAGTCCCTCGTAGCCTACAACGGAAAGCCATGCCTCAGCCAAAGCGAGTCCTCCATCCTGGTGTTGCATTCACTACCCCCCAGTGTATCTCCTCGTCCGACATCTCACCAGGGTCCTTAGCTTTCGACTTCCCGTAGTTGAAGAACGTGACAGGCAGACGCTTCCAACGACGCAACTGCTCACATAACCTCTCCCCCGCTGCGTCATTGTCCAGCGCTACCACCAGGCTGTCGAACCTTTCTGTGATAAGGGAGAGCTGAACATCGCTAACGTGCACTCCATAGCTAGATACTCCGCTTCCGATTCCGGCAGTCCGGAGTCTAACAACATCCAGCGGAGATTCGACCAGTACAGCTCCAGCTCCAGTAGCCTCATTGATGCCGAAAAGGGTCTCTGCCTTCCTGACCCCTCGGGGATGGTTTCGTACTCGTCCATCAGTACCTTTCCTTTGCCAGCCCCACAACTCATTGGTATGCGGACTCCTTATGACCAGTATCCATGCGTCCTTATCCCACAGGACGCCGTAGGCGCACGCCGCAGCCATGCCAATGGAACGTTTAGAAAGTTCCACGAATGGCGGGGCGGTGAAGAGCGCCATCTTGGCCTCGTTCATCTGCTGGGTGGTATCATCGTCTGTCTTCTTGTCGGGCTCCTCCGTCCGGCGCACGCCCTTGGCCGCACGTGTCTGGCACCAGAGCGCTGCCGTCTCCCGGCCGCAGGCCCACACCTCCTGGACGATGCGGATGAACTGGCCGGACTCACCGCAGGAGAAGCAGTGGTTGACGCCGGTCACCGTGTTGACGCTGAAGTTGCCGACCTTCCTGTCATCGTGATAGGGACAGAGGACCACGGCCTCCTCACCGTTCACCCGGATGTCATCGAAGCCCAGCTCAGTGAGCGCGCCCACGATGTCACTGGGCACAGGTGCCTTCCTCCGGTGCGGTCGCTTCACAGCACGATCACGTCATCCGGGCCGGTTGACCGGTTGATAGCCTCCACGCCCTCGGTGGTGTAGTACGCCTCGTCGCCCTCCCCGAGGTCGTCCGTTAACATCGCCAGGTACAGCTCGGCGTCCTCCTCGTCTATATCCCACGACACCAGCGTGGCGCTGTCGTCGTCCTGCAGGGTAGTGATCTGAATCCTGATGGCTGACACTAGATACCCTCTATCTCGTAATCGGCGTCTACCTGAAAGGCACAGGTGTCCCAGTCCCACGTGCCGTGTATCGTGGGCAGATAACCTATCCGGCTGGCCGTGCAGTTGATGGTGTGCATCGAATGCTCTTCATCGATGTTAACGCCGAGCACCATCGTGCTCCACATGACCAGGCCGGTGCCGCCCATCATGGCGTCGTTATCGATGTCCTTCTTCTTGCCGGACAACTGCTTGCCGCGCACCTGCATGCTGGTGATGATAACGAGGTTGCGCCGGGCCGCCATGAACTTCATGGCTCGCGCCAGGTTGTCGTGACCCTCCCAGTTGCCACCGGACTTGTCGGTGGTGGTGTCGGTCATCAGGTAGAAGCCATCCACGTAAACGACATCGGGCTCGAAGCGCTCTATGTCATTCTCCAGGTCCAGGATGGTGTAGGTCCCGGTGGGCTGGACGATATGGAATTCCTGGGGGCTGCCCAGCCGCTCGCGGGATGCAACCAGCTTCTCGGCCGCGCGCCCACCGTCATTCAGCGCGCCCCGCGCGTAGTCGTTGTAGCTGATGCCCGCGTTAAATGCGTCCAGCTTGTCGGCAATGCCAGGACGCTGCACGTCGTCACCGGCCGCGACCTCGACGGTGACGAACAGGATCTTCTTCTCCAGCTCCTGGTAAGTGGCCAGCGCAGACAGGAGGAGGCACGATGTCTTGCCCGCCTTGGGCCTGCCCAGGTAGCACACCAGGTCACCCGGCTGCCAGCCCATGAAGCCCGCGTCTAACTCCGGTATGCCGGTGACCACACCCTGCTGTACCTTCCGGTTGATGCGCGCCTCGTAGTCCCACTCGTCACTGTCCCATACAACGTGGACGCTGGACTCGCGTGCGTCCCGGACCTTGGCCGCCGCTCGCAGGACCTCGGCCGCCTCAGGGTACTCGCCCGCGTCCATCCGGTCTGCGAATTCCGAACCAGAGACCTCAAGGTTGACACGCAGCCTGTCCTCTTTCGCCAGGTACAGAATCTCGGCAGTAGTCATACCACTGTTGGACAGCCGGTACGCCTCGGCCGGGTACGAGTACTGAAAGTATGCGGTCGTCGGCACCGCACGCTTCTCCAGGAAGTGCCGGATGATAAACGTGTACGCCTGAAGGTCGGTCTCATTGAAGATAGCCGCCCGGCTCAGGTCATTCTCATCGGTGAGCCACTCCAGGTCGAAGCCTGCCTCAAGGAACTGCTTTAACGCAGGCTCCTTGCCGCGCAGGATGTTGCTTACTACTTCACGTCCTATGTTAATCGGTCTCACCCTTCATGAGGTATTCCCACAGCCTATCCCTGGCTACGTCCAAGTCACGTGTGACGCTTCTCGTATGGTGTCTTCTTCATTGCACTCCCTCCAAGGAGATGGGAACGGGCCCGCCGTAGCATGGCGGACCCGTCCATACTACCTAGTCAGCCTCTAGCACGTCAAGGAACTCGTCTACCTCCGTCAGTATCTCGTGTGCATCCTGCACGGTCTTCCGCGCTTCATGGGCATCGGACGCATCCATCCCGGCGACGTCCAGCGCCGCCAGGTGCCGCTTCCCGCCCGCTGTGATCTGATTGCAGAACTGAGTGAGTGGTGACTCGGCTTCATCGGGCTTGGGGACTGACTGCTTCGGGAACCCAGGCCACTCCGTCTCGGGCTCGTCGTATGGCTCGCCCAACACAGCGGGCAAGGCGAAACCTTCGGCCACCGCATTGGCCCAGTACTTGTGGTACGCAGCCACGTGACTCTTATCGGTTAGCCCGACGATGCCCCATGACGCCAGCTCCTGGAAAGTAACCTTTGCTAACTCTGGATTTCCAGAGTTACGATTACGTCCCGCTACTGTACGTCCATCCACGGTCAGCGCGTACACCAACGCCGACCGCTCCCACTCGGTGCTCGTCGTCATAGTGCCCAACGTGTTTAACTGAGACACCACCTCTTCACGGGTCGCCGGGATTAAGGTCTCTTCGGTTACTGTCATCTAGATACCTCCATGCTGAGGGCAGTGACCCCTGCCCAGATACGAAAAGCCGGGACAGCAGATGTCACCGCTGAACCAGCTCATGATGCGGTCGTACTGATCGGTGTGCCGGTCAAAGTCCGGGTCAAGTGACGCCAGGTCCTCGACCACTGTGACCGGCGTGTAGCCGGGCTGGAAGGTTGCGCGGTCAGTGCGGCGCTCTCGCCTTGCCGCGCGGTACGTACCCAGACTATGGGTAGCTGCCTTTCGTGCCATCCTTGCATCACAGTCGGCTAACCACTGCTTTGCGGTCTCGCCCTCGTGTAACGCGTCGTCCCGGTGTAATCCAGGCGGTGGGTCTAACATCATCCTCCTTCGTTCATGATGCCGGACAGTCGTGCGATGGCGGCATAGTGGTCGGCCATCTCGTTGCCGGGTATGCCCTGGTGCCCTCGCACATGTGTCAATGTTACCTGACCGGCGGCCTTGAAGGCAACACAGATGTCCTTGATCAGGTCAAGGTTCTTCAATGGCCCGCTGTTGAGGCGGCGCCATCCATTGGCCTCCCAGTCCTTAGAGCTGGTGGCACAGTTCAGGGCGTACTGGCTATCGGAACGTATCTCGTTGTGCCTGCGGGGGTACCGCTGCCGGTCCTGCGCAATGAGGTTGAGCGCCGCGAGCATGGCGGCCAGCTCCATCCGCTGGTTGGTGCTGACGGGCTCTGAGCCGGACGCTAAGAGCCTCCCGCCCCGGACCACGGCATAGCCACCGGGGCCCGGGTTGGGGTGGCAGGAGCCGTCTGTGAAGTACACCTGATGGGGCTTAGCCACGAGCCTGGGCACGGGCGATACTCCGTCGATTGGCACACCAGGTGAGGTGCCCGTTCATCATCTCCTTGAACCGGAGCATGCCGCAGAAGTCATCCAGTGCATGTTCGCCAGCCACATCACTTTCGTTCCAGTCCCAGTACCTCTTGATGGCTGCCTCTACACACCAGGACCAGGACTGAACCGTCCCGCTATCATCCTTCCAGAAGGTGGCTGGCTTGCCCCGGATACCTGACTCTGCTATCCGCTTCAGCAGGTAATCATGGATGAGGAAGCGTCCTTGTGGTAGCTGGTAGCCGTTCTTATTGGCTAGCTGCTCGAAGAGCAGGGCCAGGCTCCACACCTCCCTGTCACACCCAGAGGGGCAGGTGTCCGGGTCATAGCTCTGCCTATTTCCAGGCTTAGGATTACTGTACTTATCCCACTTACTCATGTGAGTCTCCATCTGTCGGAGTTCCTATAGGATCTCTATAGGTACTTGACCTACTATGTCTCTTCTATAATTCTATGAGGGTTGGGGGGTCTGGGGGGAAGGGGTGAACGTAGACCCAGGCTGCACCTCCTCGATGCTGGCGATGATAGAGCTGCGCTCACCTGCGGTCATGTACTCCCTGGTGTACGTCAAGGAGTACTCCCACCGCTTCTTGCTGCACGACCAGGCAAACCAGTGGCTTGGCTGGTCCTTCTTGTTGGCCATCATCGCCAGCCAGCGCAACTCAATGAGGTACCCATCCTTGATGAGCTTCCGGTACCTCGGCCGGAACGCCTTGTTGTCGATAAGCTCTTCGATGTCCGGCCACGGGATGGGCTCTGTCATATGCCTTCGTCCTCGTAGCCTGGCTTACGCATCCCAAGCCAGGCTTGGTGCACGATCTCGGTGGAACTGAGGCACTGCCAGCAGACCGTGCCCTCCCGAACCTGGGCCCACCCAAGCTCTCCGTCTCCCGCACCGCAGCGGGCGCACACGATGTCTTCGCATGCTAGGTAGTCGTCCATGTTCATACCTCCGCGCACCATACTAGGACATCAAGGGCAGAAGTTCAAGGGCGCGATCTCATGCGGGTGAAACTGGGACATAGTGGACTGCGTAGAGGCATGGGCATAGTGCAACCCTGCCGATCATGTTAACGTTCGTCAACTCATGGTGTACCATGGAGCTAGAGACAAGGGGAGGTGGGCAACATGGGCAAGGTCAACATCAAGCAGTGCATGCGGTGTCAGGTAGAGTTTAGAGGTCATAAGTTCCTGTGTGCAACCTGTGCCGAAGACTGGTTCTGGTGCCCTCGTGGAGAGCACATCGTCAGCCTGGACAACACGATCACGCGCCAGCCGTACTGCAACGACTGCTTCGCTGAGTACACCCGTGAGCGTCGCGGCCTGCCAGCCCTGGCGTGCAGCTACCCGGACTGCCCGGCCCTGTACGGTGGCCGCACCTTCCTGCGCAACCAGGAGAAGCCGATGTGCCCCGAGCACCGGAAGACGCACCGCTACTGCACGGAGTGCCTGGAGATCCATCCGATTGCCGCGTTCAACCACAGCAACGGCAACCCCAGCAAGAGCGGCGTCTGCCGCGCTCGCCGGGTAGCCTTGGATCGTCTCAGGAACCAGGAGATCAAGGAACAGGTGCTCAACTTCTACGGGCCTGGCTGTGCCTGCTGCGGCGAGGCGTTCCTCGGCTTCCTGTCGATACAGCACGTGAACGGTGACGGAGCCGACCGGCGCAGGGGTGACCGCAACGCCGACAACTACGCGCACCTGCTGTGTGAGATCAGGCAGGGCATCCGGCGGGATGACCTGGTGACGCTCTGCATGAACTGCAACCACAACGTCGGCAATGAGGTGGGGTTCAAGTGCAGCAACCCGGCGCATGCGGTTGTGGCAGGTGTTGGTGTCGTGTAGGCTCGGCTTCAAGGCATCCAACTACTACCAAGGGGGAGACATGAACAGGAACAAGTACACGCCACGAGAGAACAACCTGATGCTAGACAAGCTGGTTCCCTGGCTGCTGGCACACCCAGGCTCGGTGCCGTCCACGCACCTGAAGACCGAGTGGTCGGCTAGCATCATCCAGGCCGAAGGTGACCAGAACCGGCACAGCCAGGTGGGATGGGAGAAGAAGTTCTCAGACGCCGTATCCTGCACGAAGGTTCCGCTCACCAGGAAGTACGGGGACAAGCCTGCCGGATCACCACGTACGCCTACGCGCGGCGCGACAGCATCGACCGTAGGTGGGGGACCGTCCACGCAAGAGATGCTGCTGGCTCGCCTGGCAGCGCCGCTGCCGAGCCTGGCCGACGCGCGCAAGGATGTCACAGTAGCGTGGCAGCTACTTGGCGACGCACTGGAGACCTACCTAGACGCACTGGAGAGGACGCGATGACAACAAAGTATCCACCGAAGACACAAGAGCAGTGGGCGCGGGAGCAGCGCGAGCGGGAGCAAGCGGAGACAATCTGGTGCCGCCTCTGTGCGGCCCGGCCCGGGGAACACTGTACACTGCCGAACGGTAGACGGTATAGCGGCTATATGGGCGTGCACCAGGACCGGTGTGATGACTATAGAGACGGCATAGTCCCAGGACCACAGCCATCACGCCGAGAGCGGAATCTAGAAATCCTTATCGGGGCCATCAGGAATAGCCATGATGGCCTCAGGTCGGTGAGAAGTCGCGGTGAAGCTCGCTGGCAGAGTTTGGAAGCAGACCTAACGGGTGAGAACTTCACAACGACACGACTGGGGGGACCACTAACTGAGGACGAGCTAGCTACTGTGTGGTTGCGGACGCGCTAAGCTCTCCCTATTTGGTTTATATCGACCAAATAGCGGCCCTTGGGCCCGAACAATCCCTGGTGCTCGGGCCAGGGGTCGTAGATACGGAGCAGGCCCACTGTCCAGCTCGCCGTCCGCGCCAGCACGTCGGGCCGGGTGGCGAGCACGTTGTTGTACGGCAGCTCCTCGGCGTCCATCGCGTCGGCTATCGCGTCGGCCCACGCGCTGTCACCCAGGTAGGTGATGAGGTCTATCTTCACGCCGCCCGCGTACACCCGGTTGGTGATGACTTGGACGGCCAGCGGGTTGAGCCGCATTAACTGGAGCGCGGCAGCGTAATGGTGTTTGCCCATGAGCTTAGCGAACAGGCGCTCGTCCTTAGCGTCCAGGAATGCAACGGCGCCCTCGAACACGACAGCAACGCGCGGCACGGGCTCGTCGCTCAGGTCGTTGTCACGCACGGATGTCCTTACCGCCCTCGGGCAGGTTCGCCGCCCGGATAGCCTTGTCATACTTCCGCCGCGCTACCTGATGGGCCGCGCGGAGCCGCGCGCACTCTTCGTGCCACTCGCGGTTGTGCTCGCAGTCTGGCAATTCCGACACCAGCTCATTGTACTTCGCCCATGCCCTATCAGCATCGGCACGCAGTTTACTGAGTTCGTCGCTGTCGCGCACGCTCGCGTCGCCTCCTCCGCTGCTCATCGGCCTTGCAGTCGTAGCACACACGGCGCACTCTCCCGTTCTTCTTCCTTCTGAGCTTCCAGTTAGAGTGCCCTTTTGGGCACGTCTCTTGGTTGGCCCAGCGATGCACCCCATGGCGCACCTGGTCATCTACGTTCTCACCACGTGTCCCATAGTGCAGATTGTCCAGGCGCGGGTTTAGTTTGTTTCCATCCTTGTGCAAGCTTTCCATGCCCTCCGGTGGCGGCCCTACGAAGGCTCGCAGCACAGCTCTGTGAACACCAATCCTTTTGACCTTGCCATTGACTGACGCACTAAAGGACGGGTATCCATCAGAGAGTGAGCACTTCAGCATCTTCTTCCGTCGAACGCTATACACACGCCCGAAGGAAGAGATCATGTAGTAGCCAGCGTAGCCAACTAGGTCACGCCACTCTTCATTGTCCATGACCTAATGATATACTGGTTTTCGTGCAGGGCTCCCTCCCCCTGCCCCGGCCCCGGTTGAGTCTCACGATTCCCGGGGCCGGGACTCATTTCAGGTGGACTCGCTATCGGACTTCGACTTGTTGCGGCTGCCGGGTGGGCGCCCTGGCCCGCGCTTCTTCTCAGGCTCGGTCGGCACCACGTGACCATTTCCGTTCGTTTCCAGAGCTTCCAGCATCAAGCTGAAGACCTTGATCCACGCCACCCGCATGGCCTCTCCAACTATCTCGCTGATCTTCTCGGCGGTGAGGGATACCTCCTGGAAAACCTGGTCAACTTGCATGGTGGGGTCGTTGCCGGCGTCCGGCTCCTGCGCCTCGCTGCGCTCCATGGGCAGGTCACTGATGACTGGCTCCCGTGGCTTACCCCTCGTGCGGCGACCGCCGGCGAAGTTCGTTGCGTCCGGGCTGTCGTTGCGCGGCGCTGTACGGGATTCTGCGGGCTCAGGAGGCTGGGGGGTACTCTCACCCTGGGTACGCCGCCTACGGCTCTTAGATTGGCTCTCAGAGCCGTGTGGGGGGTGTTCTGTGGTGTCGTCCTCGTACTGGAGGTCATCTAGGCCCGATGTGAGGTCCTTCACCGGTATGCCCGCTTCTATTGCCGCCTCCAGCACGTCGCGGCAGGGCTCGTCCCCGTTCTCTCCCCAGAGCAGGACCAGGAACACCTCGTCCCGGGCGGCGCGGTTGTCCGCGAGCGCGGTAACCATCTTGCTGAGCGGCATCGTGGTGAACCCGTCGTCGCTGGCGTCATCGTCACCGAATGTGTCCGTGATGTAGGCCGCGACGTTGCCCAGGCCCTTATGGGTCCGGGTGATCTTGTCCGGGAGGATGAGTGTAAACTCCGTGTCCTCCGGGGTGCCGGCCCACCAGTTATCTAGCTGTGCCAGCACGTCTTCCTCGGTCACTAGGCCAGGACCGGCGAACGCCACGGTCCACTTATTGGGCATCATAGCCTCGGGATTCTGCGGCCGACAGGGCTTGGCGCCTCACCGGGTACGCGGGTTGTTGCCCGACGGCGCACCGGGAGACGAATCTCCGGGGTCCAGGGAGACGGTGTGGCTCCGAGCAAGGTGACAAACAGGTGGAGGAAGACTACCACGCCACCACAAGCCAGAGCAAGAGTCACCCGGTGCACGGGTATGCAGAGCACTCCGTAGGCGATGCCGCCGTACGCCAGCAGGGCCAGGATGTCCGGCAGCTTGAACGGCAGGATGAACCGCAGGCAGGTCCACAGGAAGAAGGCGGCCAATGCTCCGATGAATAGCTCCGTCATGTCGTGCTCCGTGTAGTTATTGCGAGGGCGGTGATGCTCACTGGCTCGGTGGTGTGTCATACAAGGGTATCGCGGGTGTAATACCGAGGGGAGTATGGTTGGTCAATATGTCAGTGATGACTTCCTGGTTTACATAGTAGTTCTCGTAATAGTACGAGCGCGACAGGTTCTGCAAGTAGCTGGAGTTGCTGGGGACGTTCGTGGTGGTCGCCGCGTTAATGGTCATCATCACGTCATCGATATAGTGGGTGTCGTCAAAGCTGGCGGCGTTGACCTGCATGACCGCCGAAGCCCACGCCGCACCCGCTGGCACGAGTACCGAAGCGGTGACCTGCGTCCAGCCGGGCGCGGTGTCAAGGACCGCACTGCCCAGTGGTGTCGAAATCAGGGCGCCTGCCAATGTATAGAATGCGACACCAACCTGGCACTCGCGCTCGAACGCCGAAGCCAGGAACCACGCGGAGATTGGGATGACAGTCGTTGTCGGGGAGACCGCTACGCTCTGTGAGAACGCAAGCATGGTGTTGTTGTTCGCGTCTGAGATGAGCTGCATACTAGCGTTCCCGCTGTGGGCAAGGTACGTTGATTGTGCCGCGCTGCAACCCACACCGGCCCAGCCGCTGATGCCGCCCTCGAAGGACCAGGTATTGGTGGCGGTGGTGGTGGTGGTTGTAGTGGGTGCGGTTACATTGCTGGTCTCCCACTGGTAATCCGGTGCGCCGAAGTTACCATCGAAGTACGTGCCGACATTCTCACCCTCTTCAATGAGGCAGCAGTCGGCGTTCCATGTCAAAGGAAATGCGGCGGTGGGATTGGTTGTAGATAACATGGGCGTCAGCGTCAGCACCATCGTGGATGCGGTGGCGGTGAACGTGACCTGCGCCTGCACCCACTCACCCGGTGTCAGGTCCGGTGGCACATTCCCGAACCCGGCTATCAGCGCGTCCATAGCGTACCCGGGCACGCCACCGGCATACTGTCCCGTCGTGAGAACGATGTCGGCCGTGCCGGTACCGGGGCGCACGAAGACGCTCGCGGTGTACGTGTCCCCGACAAACAGATCGGGCACGGTGAGCAGCGCGCCATCGGCTGCCGACTGGGACACAACCTTCATGCTCCAGGCGTCCGTGGGCAGGGCGGGGGGAATGCACACCTGCGTGTTGTCCTGCACGAGCACTGTAGTGCTGGTGGTTGTCGTCCATCCGGCAAGGCTTGATTCGAAGCTCGGGTTGGTGCACAGGTTCAGCCGGGCGGGCTTAACGGTCAGGTGGATGCTTCTAGGTGTGTCGTACGCACTCGGGCCGGGTGGGACGGGGCTGGACGCAGTGCCGTTGTAATCTAGGCCATTGGTACCCACTAGCGGGAGCTGTTCCACTTGCATCAGCGTCATGTTCTGGCTGATTCCAGCGGGAACATTCACGAACTCATGCCCCATCGCCATGTACGCGGCCCTGTTCCACGCGTTAGTGCCGTCGCTAACCGGGTAGTCAACCGGTGGGTAGAAGACGGCCCAGTTGCGATTGTAATTGGCTTGCCCGGATGTCTTCAGCGCATTGTTCCAGCCAGCATATGTCATAGCCGGGTCAAGGTCTGTAGCCAGAAACAATGCGAAATCATCGAAGGCACCAGCGGGTGCGGTTATCTGCGTCGTGATGGAGCCACCGGAGACAATCTCACTGGATGGAAGGGCCAGGTCGATAACCTCACCGTAACCGGTGGTGGTGATCGTGCCGGACATCTCGGCGCCGCTAACCAGGTTGACCGGGTACTGCACCGGCATGATGGAGGCCGATGTGTTGGGGGCACCCTCCCAGTAACACCCTGGCAATGACCCATCGATGTACGGATGCCCCGGGGACTCGGGCTCGTACTGAACACAGTCAGCCCTGAACGTCAGGACCTGTGCTGTCGGCGTCTGCACCAGAATGTACAGTGAGGTCCCGCCTGCAATGTTCAGGCCGTTTAACTGAACCGTCTGCCACTGGTTGGTGAGGTCTATCGTCGCGGACGCCAGGACGACACCGCCCGGGTT